ATTTGTTGTTCCTGGAGTGTATGTCTGAGCTCCTTTGCTTGGTATCGTACCAGTTACAAGAACCCCATTAACATAAGCCTTAGCACCAGCTAACATTTGTGCTGCTGTTGCTGTTGCATCTGATGTAAAAGTTCCTAAGATACCACCGACAGTAACACCTGCTTTAATTACCCCAGCTGCAAGATTAGTTATAACAGCTTTTATTTTTCTAAGGCCGGAATGATAACCTTGTGCTATGGTGTATTCTTGATTATGATTTGTAAGATTTACTGTTTCAGCCACAGCTGGTCCATTATTTGGCATGATACCTTCTGCCAAACCACTTTCAGTTCCTATTGTTTTACCATCTAATACATCTGAAGCTATTGCTGTTCCGTATTCACCCCCTTCACCCAATAATTGAAAAACCGAGCCAGTGTAGACTAGATGACATATTTGTCCAGCCTTAATGTTGCCACTTGACAATGTGCTACCGTTGCCTTTTTGAATTGCTTTAGCACCTAAACTGTTAATATTTAATGTGCTTGCACCTGTGTTTGCGTTAGTAAATTTAATCTTTATAGCAATTCCTTCGCTTAATTCAGTTATTCCAGGTATATTTGCTATATAAGTATTAGTTCCGCTTGCTACCGCATAGGGTGACAACGTGCTCATCTTTTCTCTAATATCTGCATGAGCTTCAGCATCTGTATCATGAGCTGCAACCGCCTCTTGCACAGATTCCACAGTTGCATAGACTAAAGACTCATCAATAACTGCAGATACATTTTGAGCATTGCCAATAACGGTTTGGATATCTATGCTTTTTTCAACAATGTCTGGTCCACCACCTGGAGAAATATATTCAGCTAAATCACCAGCATTTCCATAACAATATAGTATTTCTCCTAAATCAGGATCCGTAGCAAATAACCCTATTTCTCTAAAATAAAAACCCTCAGTTATATCCTGATTAGAAAGAACTGCACCTATTACAGCTTTACCATCGCCAATTATCTTAAGTTTAGTAATATCTAGTTGCATGACTTCATTTATCAAGGCATTTAATGCTAGAATCGAAGTAGTCCCTAAATTACCATCACCTACTCTTATTTTTGTATACTGAAGTTGAACTCCAGTTTGAGCTTTACTTTGTAAATTACGTCCTCTGTTTGTAAGTATTAATCCACCAAAAGTACTCATATTATCACCTACCTATATTCTTCTTTACTACCTTGATGTACAAATCCACCCCAATAAAGATTCATTCTCTCACTTTGCAATAAAATTACCCTATCTAAGACTGACCGAGCATTTTTAACTGAATCAAGTGCCCTTATAAATTCCTCAGCTTTATCAGTTGTTATTAATTCATTGCTGGTGATTACCCTGAATCGATATGGAGAGTCTCCATAATCAAACCATTCTGAAACTTCTCCATCACCAAACAGAGATTGAATTAAAATTTCTACAGCTAACGGAGTTCCTTTAATCTGATGAATATATACTGATTCTTGTACAAGGTTTCGTTTAGTCTCTATATCAAAGGTTAGATTATAAAAATCCACATGAAAAAAGTAAGCTAAATGGTCTAATACCTCTTCGCTTACCTCATCAACACGTGGAATTATTATAATATTTTCTACATCATCAGCTAATGTTAAAAACCCTAAATCTATTGCTTCAGCTGCTGCCTTTATATCAGGATCATATCTTAGATTTTCCGGAAGCAATTCAATCAACTTAATATCTTGAATTGTTCTATTCATCTTCTAACCCTCCATAAGTAATTGTTGTTATGTTTGCAACCGCTATTGATAAAGAGTTAACAGAAGTGTAAACTGGTGAAACTATATCTACTCTTTTTGCTCCTGCTAATCTAATTTTAGTTATTAACTCAGTTGGGTTTATATCTCGTCCAATTTTAGACCTTTGCCACATATCATATTCCTCTGTTGCCGCTTCTACCCTAGACTTAATTAAAGCCTCTTGAGCTATATTTTCGCTATCGATATAATAACTCAATTCAATATTATAGTTAACTATATCTGGTGCTGATACTTGAACATTATCCGTAAGAGGTCTTCTTTCTTTTGCGCTCAAATATTCGCTAATTTCCTCAATGAAAGAAGCATCTGGTAACTCTCCATCTGTAAGTAGTACTCTAATATCAACAACCCCACCTGATGGAGTTGTAATCTTAACATCATTCACTAACGGACTATACTTACGGGCGAAATATTCATAAGCACCACTTGGTCCAGCTACTGAAAATCCCTCAGGAGCTGAATAGATTCTATCACGATAACTGTCATCATCTTCTTCATCAGTTCCGCCTTGACTTGTATCGGTATTTTCAACCCTTGCTATCCATGGCAAAGGATCAACTAGAATATTTATCTGGCCAGGAGTAAATCCATTGCCTATAACCCCTTTTTGTAAACATGTTACATCTACTAAAATATCCAGGGAACCTGATAGAACATAAACATCTTTATTAGTTGCAAAATACAAATCATTACCTGGAGATACCCTAGTTCCAGCTGGTATGGTTTCTGATATAGGTCTTGCTTGACTTAATATAAATTTAATCTTAGTAGTAGCTGGTTGAGCTTCAAATTTATATGTTCTACTAAAAGCACCTAAATTTTGTAATTTCTCTTTTCTTGCATATTTTAATAGATTCTGCTTTGCTGCATCATCAATCATAATTCTTAATTGAAATTCTCTTAATGCTTGTGAATATAGGAATATTCTAATAGGATCTCCTGGATATAATTTTTTTCTTACTCCAATAGATTCATAATACGCCTTTTCATAACCAGATATCATATCATTTAAAATTTTATTAATATCTTTTTCTGCAAATCTTACTTCTGGTAAGTCATTAAGCGTTATTGACAATTTCAATCACCACCTTTGGTATAAGAGTTCCTTCATCTGAATTATTTATAAAATTAACTTCCTTAACTATTGCTCTAGGCTCATATATCTTAGTTTTTTCTATATATTCAACTATTAGTCGCCCCTGAGCTATAGGCAAGGAATTATCTAATAAGCTAATGTCTATTCCAAATTCTCTATCAAATGGTACAGTCCCAACTGGAGTAGTAAATAAGGTACCCAAATTTCGATAAATCTCTTCGTTTCCCTGTGCTCCAAAGTTAACAGATTCTATAGTTACTTTACTTAAATCAATCATCTAAGCACCTCCACATACTCCTCTAATCCAATTTCCATATCACCACTAAACAATTCACCTCTGTTTAGTACCACATTCCACATTTGAGACACTGATAATACCTTCCACTTATCAACACCTAAAGCTTTATTGCCTATTACAAGTGTATCAACGGTTCCAAATCTACATTTTTCTAACCATCTATCCATTTCTTTTTGAGGATCTACACCATAATTACTACTTAAATGTATTGTAAAGCTTATAGTATCTAACTCAGGACCAATAAATTCAGAAGCAGGTTTGCCTCCGATTTTACGGTGATTATGCCATGTACTCGTTGCATTCCTTGTAAATCCGTTAAAATTTAAAATCCTTTCGTCACTAGTTTCAAATACAATATCTCCATAAAATCCTATCACATCATCACCTATCTTCCGTTGCTTTAATACTTACTTATATAATCTCATTATTCAACTGGAGGTAGATTTACTTGAGAATAAAAACTGCCTAAACAAAACCCCTCTTCTAAACCATTACCAAGGAATAGACAAAGGACCTGCTCGCCTACATTAGGCATATTTACACAACTAAGTATTGGCAAATCATTTGATACAGTATTATCTTTGTCAGGAAACAAAACCTTGACAGTTCCTTTATTAGTATCCCTAGAATTAACTAAACCTACCTTTATTAGATTTCTGGCTATTTTAAGTGCTTCTTTACCGGTATCCATTTTTACTCTCCTCTATACCTTTCTAGCTTCAATACCTGTGACATAACCATTTCCAATAGAGTGTGTAGACTTCTCTATATAATATTTTCCGCTGAACGCACCAAACCCGGTCAAATTTACTGTAACACCACCAAGTAATTCAATATTTCCAACTACTGATAATGATACAACTGTTTCTTTTTTGTTAAGTCTTATAGCTGTTTGCTGAGCTAGTCTCATTGCTTCAGCTTTACCATTGACTCTTTGATTAACCTCATATATTTTGCTATCATCATTTAACTCAGCTATAAGATAAAGATATTCTATGAGTTTCCCTTGCTTAGGGTCAAAATACTTAACATTAACTCCTGCATACCCTGTATCAGAGAGTCTAGTTTTAAAGTTATAAGATAAAACTACATCTTCAAACTCGTTATAAGTCGTAATTGGAGTTTGACTTTCAAAATCTTTCTCATTAAATATAACTATCTTTGAATCTGTAGTTTTCATAGCTAATCCTTCTGCTTCACACAATTCTGATAGAAAAGTGGAATCAGGCGTTTCAGATTGCTCCTTGCAGTCATATAAAGGATTTATACCACTTATGAATTGAAGCTGTAAACCAGCTCTGCTAGCAATATCTCCAGCAATGGCACTAAGTGTTATATTTACCCATGACTTGCTTTTCTTTACATCCTTAAAATTACTGTTTAATGGTGATGAAATTCCGTTTATTGTAAATGTACTAGGTCTTCCACTATACTCTGGTTCATCAATTAAGAAACTACCACAAGGTAGAATTTGATTATCTCCTTTTTTGCCCCAATTAAGAGTAGCTATAGAAGGAGTAATAATGTCTCCTTTTTCAGGAAACCAATTTTTAAGCCATATATGTTTCTCGTCCTTAAGTGCTAAACTTACACTATCACTCTCGCCGGAAGCATTATCAATATATTCAAAACTTAATAAATCATTTTTTATATCATCTGATATATTAACACCTTGATATAAAGCATTAACAAAGGCTCTTCTACCTTCCATAGTCATTAAACGTCACCTCTTTTCCAAGGTGGTAGATTAGCAGTTTGTTTAACTACAATATCAGGAATATTTAAAACTATACCAGCCCCAAACACAATTATATTCGCATATTCAATATTAGCTTCAATAATATTTATAGCAAGCTTTTCATCACCATATTTTAGCTTTGCAATTTTATCAAATGTATCTCCTGAAACTGTTTTATATTCCATTTATATCACCACCTAGTTAGAAGGACTTCCTATCCTTATCATCCAAATATTTTTTTATCCATGCTTTGAATTTTTCAAATTCAACTTTGGTCATGTCTTCAATTTCTTTCTTTCTTGCACCCTCTGGGATATTAATTTGAGGGCTATATACAATTTGCATAGACCTATTATCAGTTGGACCATCCAATAATGCCTGAAGCTTAGATAAAGGCAAAACTGCCTCTTGCTCTAGACCTTCACCTATCATTGCCAATGTTGGACCTGTTGTGATCGCCCCTTCAGCTAGCATTGGGATTCTCGGTAAGCTTACTGTAGGTATCTTTGGTATACCAAATTCACCACCCCCTAGCCATTCAGGAAGTGATATGCTAGGAATCTTATTTATAGCTCCACCTACAAAATTAATCATAGCTTCATATGCTGATATTATTCCATTAGCAAAACCAATGATTGAATTAGCTGGACCTCTTATTACACCTACCAATGCATCCCATACTTGGCCTGCTTTTTCTTTCACTGTATCCCAATTTTTATAAAGAAGCACCCCTACTGCAATAAGAGCCATAATTCCAGCTACTACCCAAGTCATTGGATTAGCAAGCAAAGCACCATTTAAGCCTAGCATAGATAATTTTGATGCTAGTGTTGCTGCTTTAAATAGCTTTAGAAATCCAGTGACAGTTTGAATAACTGACATGGCTACCATAGCACCTTTTAATATTACCAATGCTCCTACAAGCCCAATTAAAATAGGCTTAATAGTAGACCAGTTATTGCTGATAAAACTATAAAAGTTCTTTGCATAATTTAAACCTGTTGATATTGAACCTTTAATTCCTGGTAGCCATTCGGTTTTAAATACTCCGACAAGTTTTTCTGCCTTATCAATACCTAATTCTACTTTATTCGCAAACTTTTCAATACCTGCAGCTAATGTTTCAGTATCTACATTTTGTAGTACACCAGATAAGTCTTTCATCTTATCTATAACTATAGGTAAAACTGATTTGCCTAATTTCGCCTGCAAATCTGTCCATGTTTGACGTAAATTTCCTAATTGATTTTCCCAAGCATCTGATTCCCTTGCAGCCTGCCCTAATGCTCCAGATAGTTTATTGCCATCTTCAACCATTGCTAATAAAGTCAATTGCTTTTGTGCTTCACTTAAATCTTTGAATGATTTACCATATAGTTCTGTTGCCTTTGCGTTTCTAGTAGTTTCTGTTGCCGATATTCCTAACGCTGCATCATTTTCATAATTCCCTTTTAAGAACGATTGTAAATTTTCTGCAACATCCTCTATTGATCTGTCGTAAAAAGCTGCACTATCTGCTGCCGCAAAAGTTGCTCTTTCAGTTAATGCTAATGCATCAGCGGTATCCATTCCAGTCGTTTTTGCAAATGCACTCATTTGAGTAAAACTACCCTTTAACCGATTTGGCAGCATTCCAGTATCTTTAGCTATTTTATTTAACGAGTTAGTCGCATT